AGAATTAACTCTTTGGCTAGGTTTTCTACATCCATTATTCAGTACCAGTTTGAGCAGAACTTAATTGCTTGGTAAGTTGGTTCAAGAAGTCTTCTTCCATGCCTGAAATCTTGTTGTTTTTCTCAGCCATCTGCAATTCAACAATCTTAGACTTGTTTTTGATGTCAGCTTCCTTCAACATCAACTCAGCAATCTTAACTCGCTTGTCAAATTCCCTAGATGCTTGGTCATCTTCATTAGGAAGATTCTTAGTTATTGCCGCCATGTTCTTAGCTTGTACTTCTTGCGGCATTAACTGCGCTTCAACAGCCAGTTTAGTGGCTTCAGCACGATTTTGCTCTGCTTGCGTAGTATTAACAGCAATCTGAGCCTGTGCCGCTTGTACCGCCAACTGCTGTTGCATCTGCTCCATCTGCTGTGCTTCAGGATTTGGTTGCATCATCTCATCCAGCTTGGCAATCAACTCCATTCTGTTAGACAGACTGCTGTTTCCTACAATTCCTTTAAGCAAAATAGGCAAAACAGGGGTGTTTGCACCCAAAGTCTGCAACAAACCAATGAATTGCTGTTGTTCATACTCACGGGCAATGATTCCAAGGGTTGCAGTAGGTATGAAATTCATGTCCACAGAGGGATAACGCTCTGGGTCAAACTGCATATAGCGGAAAGCCGCTTTTTTGATGAATGGAACAAGGAAATCTTCTTGGAAATTCACCAAAGTGCGCTTGTATTTCTTGATGATGGAGGCAACAGCCATCGACATACCACCACCATCACGGCTAGATTGGGAAACCATGCCGTTCGAGTCCAAAGTACCAGTAGCCTGAAGCAACATACGCTCAAATTCTTTGGCAGTTGCTAGGTTATTGGGGTCATTTTGACCAAACTTGAATGGGTAAATGATCTCATTTGGGTTGCCATTGGTAAGAATAGCCTTACCAGCCTTGACTTCAAACTTCATACCACGGGGCAAGCGTGTGGCATCCATAGCAACCATAGGGGCAGTGGTCAAAGCGAGTGAATCCAAGTGAGCCCGAGTCTGAGCATCAATAGCTTTCTGCATATTGAAGGCTTTTTCCACTGTACCTCGCCCCAACAAGCGGTTCGGAACTGTATCGTCTTGGTAAGACATTACAGGTCTATCTTTCATCATGTAGGGGTTTTCTTCAGCCTTGAGCAACAGACCATCGTTGGCAATCACGACAATGGCTTCAACCATGTCTGTGTAGTCTTCAGCCGCTGAATTCTCAGGGAACAACTCAACAATGTCTTTGTTTTCTTCCATGTTGTTAAGGTATTCACGAGGAACTAACCCGTAGTACGTCAACAAAAGAACCTTTTCATCTTGGTACTGGCTAACCTCTTGGGTAGGCTCTAAGTCAGTATCTTCATAGGTGGGCGTGATGTCTACCTTGCGATAGATGCCTTTTTCAATACCAGCTACAACCTTGTGGATAGAGACGTATTTCTCAATAGCCACGCCCATGCAGTCATCAATAGATGTTCCATTAGGGTCAAACAAGAAGTTCTTCGGGTTGATAGGCATGATCTTCACGCCAATCCTGTCTCTCTCAATCACGCCAATAGCGGCTTGACCCTGTTGATTAGGGATGAGTTGAGTAGAGGGAATAAATTCTTTTTCAGTCTTGACAATGATCTCGCCAATGCCTGTTCCATAGATTTCAGCCATCAACTCGATCTGGTCGATAGATTTCCTGATCTTGTCTTTCTTGAAGTCTTCCATTAATTGAGCTTTAATCATCTCAACATCAATGGGATTTCCATTAACGTCTTGGATGTTGTCCTCAATGTCAAAGAAGTCACCCTGACCAAAGATAGCTTCCATGATCTCGGCATGGCGAGTCTCGACTGCTTGTTGGGTAGCAGGAGTTACGATTCGGCTACGCTCAGACTCACGGGTCTTGTCTTCAGAAGCCCATTGACCTCGGAAGATGCGTTCGTATTCCAGCCAATCAGGAAGAAAGTTGGTATCTCTGTAGTCACGCCACTTAGTACAGTGGTCAACAACAAATGCTGTAAGTTCTTCGTCAGCCTCGGTAGGCTGATAAAACTCGTTTTGCTCTAACTTGACTTGTTTGTCTGTTGCCATTTATATCCCCGAAATAATATCTAGAGGCTCCCACTCATCTTCTTGGTCATCAACAAAGTATGAGGTTACAGCCAGTTGGTCAATGTAGGAGAGAGCATCAGGCAAGTCATCGTGAACACCTTGTGAGGGAAACATCAAAAGTTGATCTTTGAATTCATCCCAATCTTCCTCGGAGTTCAGCACAATACGCCCATGCTCAAACCTTCCTTGGAGACTCCAGATAATTCTGTCAGTCTTTTTCCTGTTGCCATGCGTTAAGTCAACTATGTGGGAATATACATTATTTTTCCTCATTAGGTCACTCAAATAAGGCAAAACAGCGTTTTTTAACGCTCCCCTCTCAATTCCAACACTCAAAGGGCGGTATTCCCGCATCTTCAGCAGAATCGTGGCGGCAGTCTCCCGAATGTCCCAACGCCCATAAACAATCTCTTTGACAAACCACTTGCCATCCTCAGTCACCTTGACCACAGCTACGGCAGTCTGGTCTAGCCTTTTCTTAGAGTTAGCCGCTTGTCTAGCCACTTCCTCAAAGCCAGCCAAGTCAACAGCTATGAAGTAAGAACCATACTCAGGTTCTTCCCCGTACTTAATCCATTCTTCTTTAAAGACATCTGACCCTGCATTGTCGAAAGATGCCATATACTCTTGCTTGAAGGCGAACGAACTTAGGGTCTTCTTTGCACTCTCTATTTCACTAGGGTCGATCAAAGGGTTGTCTTTTGTGGTGAAATGCCAACTTTTCCAGTCTGTATCTTCTTCTGACATTCCAAGTTTAAAGATGTCATAGAAGAAATTGCGACCCTTGGGAGTGCCGATGAACATAGCCCTACCCTTTTTGTCTGACAGAGAAGCACGAATAACCTGTTCCCATGCTTCTGGTTTGATGTCTGCAACCTCGTCAAGCACAGCATAGGTGAGCGACACTCCTCGCAAAGTATCTGGTCTATCTGCACCTCGGACATAAATCTTTGCTCCGTTTATCAAGGTAATGTCCATATTATTGATGTGGCTGGCTTGGATAACCTCCCGCCCCAACTCCATCAATACATCCCAAATAATCTGACGAGCCTGACCATTGGTAGGTGCAACATAAAGCACAGCAGAGCCAGCAGTACATTGCAGTCCTTCAATCAATAGGGTGATGGCTGAGAGTCTAGACTTACCGCAACGCCGCCCTGCCGCAATGACTTTGAACCTTGTTTTATCACTAAAAACAATTTGTTGCCACGGAAGCAAACTAAAATTTAAATCAGACATTGTGATCTTTCAAATACTGCATTGCCTTTAACAAAACATCTTGATTGTCCTTGAAAGAACCTAATCCTGTGTTGCAGTTTTTGCAAAGTAACTTTCTTGTTTTCCCAGTTGTGTGGCAATGATCTACGGCTAACCTTGCTGGTTCTTTTGTTTTGGAATGTACAAAAGTTTCTGGGTTATTGCAAATAGCACATAAACCTTTTTGTTGTTTGTGCATCTGCTCGTAATCTTCGTATGAAAGACCAAACTTCCTCAAGTTTGTTGTTCGTTGATATTTCTTTACCTTATCAGGATTGTTCTTCTTCCACAATAACGATGCAACTTCTAGCTTTTCCTTGTTTTCTTCTTTGTATTTTTTAAGTTGGGCTTGAAGTTTGTCTTTTTGCTCTACATAGCGTTTTGCATGATATTTCTTACTGCAATCAATGCAATGATACTGAAAGCCATCCTTTTCCTTTTTTGCTTTATGGAAGCATGAAGTTGGCTTGTACTCAACACAGCTTAAGCAAAGTTTTGTTTCCATGTAACCATCCTTTATAGATGGTGAATTATATCACAAACATTCTTTAAAGCAAAGACTTCTTGTTGCCAAGGCAGGAGGCTAAAGTTAAGGTCAGACATCTTTGCTTTCTATATCTTCAGCTTCTACTGTGTTGTCACCAATGGTTACACCACCAATGCCTGAAATCGTAATGTTTACGGCACTTCTCTGATTCTTCTCTTTTTCAAACAGAGTAACGGGGAGCATCCTATCCATACATAGCTTCAGAGCCGCCATCTGTGCGGGGTGGTCATCATCAAGGGCAATCTGAACAGTCTTCTGTACAACATTGACTCCAGCACTGTTTATCAGGAGTTCTTTGAGTTCCTTGACCCTTTGATTCTCAGTCTTAGGCAATAAAGCTAATGGCTTGGCATCAGCATACTTTGCCATAGTCAATTTACCTGAACCCTTTGGGCGACCTCTTGGCGTAGCCAAGTTGTCTTGTTCCTTCGGAGGACGACCCTTTTTCTTCAGATTCTCAGGGAGTGCATCTACTACGTTCATCTTTTATCCAATCAGGAAGATTACCAACACGGCTGGAGACTGTTCACATAAAGCAGTGTACAAATCCATTTAACAACAACAATCAATGGCGCTAACCCATCGTCAGTCTCCATGCGTCTTGGTAGTTAGTACATACTTTACATGAGAACAGGAATCTTGTATAGTGGACTCAAACGGGGGCATCACCCACCCCTCTATGCGGTTGAGCCGACCAAGTAGGATAAACGTAGTGAACCATGTAGTTCTCAAGTAAAGACTCACATCTTGAACGGGGCTGGTAGCGTGGAGTGAATGATCTGACAGTCATCACTAACTTAGATAAACGAGAGGCTCTCCTTTAAAAAGGACTCACCCATCACGGGTGACATTCCTATTTGTCAACACACCTTCTTTTCTAATCCAAGCCAGCCTTTGTTCGTGTTAAACACTACATTTGGCTTTTTCAGTGGAGGAGAGGGTACACAAATATTTACTCACCACACACCACCCCTCCCCCCCATCAAAGTAAGCGCCAACTAACATAAGACACGTTTCATAATGCGGAATGAGTTAACCGACTAGGTGGTCGGGTAATGCTAGTGATAATGAGTTGTCGTTATCAATAGGCATATATGGGATATGCACCTTTTCAAGGACACCTAATAACTTCCAGTAATATACACTCTGAATTCTGAATGCAATAAATTAGGTTTCACATTATGAAACACCATTTCACGGAGAATCGTTATTGCACCAAGTTGGTGAATAGTGCTTACTAACATCCCTTTTTTGGTGCATAGTGTCTACTAACTTCACCATTTTGGTGCGCTCTGTTAGTGACCACTATCATTGCATTGCTTGATTTTGCTGAAAGTGCAAAACTGGCATGGTATGTGCATTAGTAAAATGCCTCAAGGCAAATCATTCAACATTTTTTTAAAGGCGTTAATATGATAAACATCACAACAATCAACAGCAAGGCACTTAATAGCGTCATCAAGCCAATGGATTATGTTTCCAATGGGGTAGATGTAGGGCGCTATTTTGGCACGACCAAAAGAGGCGTACACGTTGTGGCATGGGGTGACAAGCGAGATGACTACGACACTGCTATCATGCTGACAGAATATTTGGCAAGGCACTCAAACTGACAGTCCAGCGGTAAGCCCTCACGGGCTTATCAGTGCGCTGTTGCACTACTTTGAAAGGCTTCAATATGAACAACATTATCATCTTTAAACAGTCCTATGGTGAATTCACCACCGAGCAAGATGGGCGCTTGTCAGGTCATGTAATGACCATTACAGGGAAGCGAAAAGATGGAAAATATACTGTCACCCATGCTTTCGGTAATGGCAAGCGCTTCAGGAATATCTACACTGTCGAGCAGTTACAGTGGGAAATATTCAAGATGGAACGCAAAGAGCAAGAACTCAAGGCGGTGGCATGATGGAAACAATAGACAAAATTGTGGTGTCAGTCTCACTGGCTGGCTTTGCTTGCCTAATGCTCATCATAGGATTGTGGGGATAAGAGTCCAAACCCTTGGGGATTTTGTCCCCTTGGGCTTGCGCTTTTGCAAGGTTTTGAAAGGCTTAAAAATGGAAAACTTTTTTGAACAATTCCAAGGCGCAGACCTCGACCGACTCGCCGAATGCTTAACTGCCATCCGCAAAGCAGGGCTTAAAACAGACAAACACACACAGGCAGGGGTCAATCAATCCTCGGGTAATGTTTGGGTGTGGTCTGAAGATTGGGCGGGATGTATAGCTTGTTCCATCGGTTTCGATGTGTTTTGGGTTCACTCATGCCGAGAATGTGGTGAAGAATTTGAATTTGAGACTTATCAGGAATTAGACGACTTTTTGCAGGATAACTGGAACGACTGCACATCATGCCGCACTGAAGAGGTGACAGCATGATCTATGCTTCGATCGCTCTATTATTGAGAATATTGTTCCGAAAATAAGTTAGTGAGTACTTTTCAATTTTAAGCCCTTCGGGGCTTTTTTCTTGCCTACTGCCGCCCCACTATTCCCACGCCATTAAAAGCCGCTTCTAGGCACTTTTAAAGCCTTTTTAGCCACTAATCTGCCACTGTGCAAAGCCCAATATATTCCAGATTGTCATCAGACCTCAAACCTATGGCGTGAAAATGGACTGCCCAACGCAGACAAACCCTAAACCCTTCGCTTAGATTACCCTCACCTATTGCCCGAATAGCTTCGTATTCAACAGGGTCAAACTTGATAACAATGCCCTTTTTTTCGTCATTGTCAGACATTGGCTTGCCTCCAGTATTCAGCGATTAGCAAAGCCTCTGCCCTGTTTATGTCCTTTTTTAGCTTTAGTGGCGCTTTGGGGAATAGCTTCCTTGCAAGGTCTAATGCCTCGTTTTTGTCTGCTGTTAGCCCAAAATAGCCCTTCCACTTTTGAGGGCTTACCAAGTGAAAAGGGTAATTAGTCAATTCGCAAACTGCACTTATAACCCCGACTGCTCTAGCAAAATTCCATGTTGACGATATACCTTGTTTTGGCATAGCGTGTACCTGTTCCATGCAAATCTGTGCGCCTTCTTTGGGGTCAACAATGGATAGGATTCGACTCTTAAACACCAAGGCGAGGATATGCTTGTCTTTGTGCTCAATCATGAATGACTCGACATAATTCCCATCATGGTCAATCGCCCCAAGTGCGCCATTAACTGAACCAGCGTCTATACCTATGTAAATCATATTAATCTCCACAGAAACAAGCGATTGTTTCCTCGTTTGGGTCGAACATATCGGTTTGCTCAGACGAGAATTTAATCATTGAGGCATAAGATGGTCTGTCAGATCGGAAAACTGCACCACTTGGTTTAGATGCGATTTGTGATGCTAAATTTTCCATTTTTGCCCACCAAATACCTCGTTCAGGCTTTTCAGCAATCAAAGATAAAACTTGAGAGCCGCCCTTGAGAAAACACAAATCACAATTTCCGTGATAAGTAACTCCATTTATGTTTGGCAATTCAAGATCAAAAGATTGGTTGCGCCAAAACTCACCAACAGTTTCTTTTGTAACGCCAGCAGTTACTAAGGGAATCCTTGATTTATCAACAATCTTAGCGGCTCGTCTTTGCTCATCTGCCCGCATCCCAATCCAATCCATTGTTTCGGTATGGTCATGCCATCCAAGAGATTTTAAATATTTATGAATGGTGCGAATCTTCAATATTGATGTGCAAAATCGTGTTACAGGGTTTGGCAAATATTGGCGTTTGCGAATAATTGCCTCAAATGGCTCGCCGTTTCTACTAGCAGTATCAAAAGTAACCCTTTCAAAGGCAGGGTCTGCATCCCGATATTCAAGCCAATGAATTTCAACGCCCCAGTTATCAGAACAGGCTTGCACAAATCTTAAAGTCGCTTCGTCTTCTTTGCCTGTATTAGCAAAAATCACCTTTGCATCACTTGGCAAGCTCATATTGTGAGCTTCTAACACCCTGTAAAGCATATAAGCTGATGTTCTGCCACCTGAAAAACTGATGCAAGTTGGTTCTTTAATTTCAAACGGATTCATTTTTACGCCTTTTCCTTGATATTGTTCATTCTTCTTTTCAAATCATTAGCGGCGGGTAACCCACGCTTTTTCTCTATGTCGGATAAGGTCTGCCACCACCATGCGGATGCTTTCATTTTCCCAAGGTCTTTGGTTTTCCTCTTGTGTCTCAAAATCCATTCCTTCGCCTCCATCTGCTTCAATGTCTCCCGTAGCTGTAAGCGCTCTTGTGGTGTCAGCGTAGCTAAGTTGCGAGGTTTCCCTGCATCTGTCCAGTAGTTGATTGGCTTCATATTTCGTCATGAGCGCCTCAATGCTTGTAATTTAGCCCTTATATCGTCAGGCATAGGAACTGACATTGCCCTGCTCTTTTCAATCGCTTCTAGGGCGGTTTCTGTGCGTTTAATCTCAGGAACTTCTGCGCCATCCCATCGCTGTTGGTTCAGATAGACCAAAGGTGCAGGAATAAATGCACCATTTAACTTTAACCATTGTTCTGTTGTTTTTAGCCAATTGATGTGTTTTAGGATTTGTTCGGCTTGGGTGTCGCAATAGGACTTGTCCCACACCTGTTTGCATTTAGCCTTTCCACCCTTGCGTGGTGTGCTTGGGTAGGCTTTCCAAAAGTCTTCAAACATCTGTTTTCTCCTGCTCAGGCGAAACGTATACACCTACCCATCTTTCCTGTTGCTCTTTCATCAAATCAGGCAATATGGCAAAAATGATTTTTGTTTGTTCAGGTGAAATTAAGAACATCCTTTCACCATCACCATCATTCAAATCCTGTTCAATTACCAGATAGCCAATATCTGAAACATAAACATCGGTTGTGTAAGATTCAAGTAATTTCATGTGTTTCCTTTAGACATAGTTTCTCCAAGGGTGGATAGAGTCATTTCTATCCTACCTTCTCCAGACTGATTGATGTTCATTTATTGAATCCTATTAACATTGAAAAACCAAAAAGCCCCAAGTGCGCTTGACGGATTTGTTCGCTTATACACATGGCCTTGTTTACCACCGATGAACCATGTGCTTTACCAGTCGCCAAATCAACGCTGGTCACATTTTGCACAAGGGGTGTACTTGTGTGCGGTGTTTTCTTCCAAGCAGTCCATGCAGACTCACTACTATCGTGTGGAGTACGGATGCTATGAAAAGACAATAAAAAAAGCCACTTAGCTCTACCCTCGGTGGAAACCCAAAGGTAAAAACCAAGGGCGAGAGTAGAATTAAGTGGCCTTACTTCATTGCTTTCCACGGCAACGGAACAAATCATAGCAACCTTTTTAGGTTTGTCAACATCAATTTTTGTCTTCCTTAATTTTCTTTTGTTTTTCAATGGATTTAGCTAAAAATGGTCGCAACCACTTAGCCCCTCCCAGTCGTTTGAACTCATTCCACTCGCTTAAAGTGGCTCGTACGGCAATGGTCTTGCCGCTTTTGGTCATTTCAGTTTTAGGTCTTGGCATAGAGGCGTGATTGTGTAGTGTTTAACAAATACCACAATTAGGGTTTGTCCTAGTGTTAAACATTATAATCTGTGTAACACTACGAACTCTACCAACCACATTGAAAGGCGTAAACATGGAACTGGACATAGATTTTTGTGACCTTGAAATAGATATCAAGGCTTGGGTCGAATGGGAATATGACCCCGACTACTCTCCCAATGAGGGAGTCTACGATAAATTCATTTGGGTAGCTTATTTACAGATAGGCAACGACCGCATTGACATTACAGACGAACTCTCTGCCAAGGAGTGCAAATTAATTGAAAAACAGATTGAGGAGTCTCTCGATGACAGCCTTTAACAAAGCCGTTTGGGAGTCCTACCAACAACTCAATGATGATGACATTATGGAAGCTATCTCTGGCTCTGTAGCCATTCCTCTTGCCATCAAATCAGGCGACTGGGAGTATGCCTTCCAGTTCATCAAAGAACGCATTGACAACAAGATGACTCGCAGGGCTGAGTTTTATCTGTCCAGCTATTGCACAACAGAATCAATTGATGATGATGATGAACTGCGTACCTTGCGAACCCTTTGGTTAAAAAACGAATATAGGGGAGAGAAAGATGAAACTTAAAAACACCATTGCAACGATCTTAGAGGAAAGCCAAGATGAATATTTTTGCCAGTTTTGCACAAAGCCTAAAGTTGGCTCTCTCCCGATCTGCTCATGTTCAGGGAATTGGTTCAAACTTGCCGACTTTGACTTTGATACCCAATTCTCCATTGCCCAACAAATCTTTAACTCACAGAAAGGTACTGCCAACAAAGAAACTGACTGACCCTGAGTTTGTATATACAGACTCAACCAAAACAAACATTTCAAAAACTTTTCAAGAATTTAAACAGGAGTGAAGATGAATCAAGAACAGGTGTTGATGTTGCTCAACAAGAACGTAAATGAGCATACCGAAAAGAAAGCCAACCTAACCTATCTCTCATGGGCATGGGCATGGGCTGAAGCACTAAAGGCAGACCCTACAGCCATATACAAGGTGGATATGTTTGGCGACAAGTGCTACATGGACATAAACGGCACAGCAATGGTGTTCGTCACAGTCACCATGTTTGGCAAACCAATGACTTGCCAACTTCCAGTAATGGACTACCGCAATAAAGCCATCCCTAACCCTGACGCATTTGCAGTCAACACCGCCATCATGCGTTGCATGACTAAGGCATTGTCATTACATGGCTTGGGTCTGTACATCTATGCTGGAGAAGACTTGCCCGAGGGTGACTCAGGTTCAGATATAGATGTAGGCATGATGATTGACCACTTGGCGGCTATTGATGCGGCTTCAACTTTAGAGGAACTCAAAAATGTATACAGCACTGCTTACTCTGCTTGCGCTGGTGATAAAGGTTGGCAGAAAAAGGTAATTGATGCAAAAGAAAAGCGTAAAGGAGCATTGAAATGAGCGATGTAGAACAAGGCACACCCGAATGGTTTAAACAGCGTTGCGGTAAAGCTACTGCCTCTCGTATCTCTGACATTGTTGCCAAGACAAAGACAGGCTACAGCACCAGCAGGGCTAACTACATGGCTCAACTGGTAGTCGAGAGAATGACTCAGACTGTTGCTGAATCCTACTCAAATGCGGCTATGGAATGGGGGATTGAGAATGAACCCTTTGCCCGTGCCGCATACGAGGCTAAGACAGGCAATATGGTCGATCAGGTAGGTGCTATTGACCATCCAACTGTTCCTATGTCTGCCGCCTCTCCTGATGGCTTGGTGGGTGATGATGGATGCCTAGAGATCAAGTGTCCCAATACGGCAACCCACATTGATACCATTTTGGGAGATGAGCCAGCAAAGAAGTATTACGACCAAATGCAATGGCAGATGCGATGTGCAGATAGAAGTTGGTGCGACTTTGTGAGTTTCGACCCACGAATGCCTGAACACCTACAACTGTTCATCAAAAGAATCGAGCGCAATGATCGTTACATTGCAGAACTCGAAAAAGAGGTTATCCAGTTTCTTGCGGAAGTGGATGACAAGGTTAAAAAACTCAATGAAATTAAGGTGTAAATATGGAAGTTACTTTATCAAGATTGCATGAATTGTTTGATTACAAGGATGGCAACCTGATATGGAAAATTGCAAAAGCACAAATTATTAAAGTTGGAGACATTGCTGGAAATGTAGATAAATACGATGGGTATGTACGCATTGGAATTGATGGAAGTATTTATAAAGCACACCGCTTAATTTATTTTTATCACAATGGGCATTTACCTTCGTTTATTGACCACATTGATGGCGATAGATCAAACAACAAAATTGAGAATTTGAGGTGTGCGACAAAATCGCAAAACTCAATGAATCAAAAAATCAGCACAAGAAATTCATCGGGTATCAAAGGCGTAATGTGGCACAAGAGAGATCAGAAATGGTTTGTTCAAATAAGAAAAAACAAGAAGTGCCATAGCTTTGGATATTTCAATGATAAAGAGTTGGCAGAGTTGGTTGCGATAGAAGCAACTGATTTGTTACATAAAGATTTTTCAGCGTACAAAGGAGTTCTAAATGGATGAAAACCAAAGAGATAACAGTGGCGTGATGTTCAAAAACGATAGGCGTGAAAAAGAATCACAGCCTCACTATAAGGGAAACATCACAGTTGATGGTCAGTCCTACTGGCTCTCAGCTTGGATTAAAGAGGGTAAATCAGGCAAATTCATGGGTCTTGCAGTAAGCCCTAAAGAAGAAGCCAATACTTCCTCGCCAAAGAAGAAGCCCTCAAGTGGCTTTGACGACATAGAGTCCGATATTCCCTTCTGATGTAACACAACGGGGAAAGCGCAAGTGAGTACCCACTAACTTTTTAATTGATAGGAGTTGATATGAGTTTAGATGACACACATTTTGGCGGCAGTGTAAAGAAGTTCTTTGACTTGCCAATCTTCAACAGGGTTAGATGTTCCGACCCAGTAACCAGCTATGAAGCCGCTGATGCCGCTAAAGACTTGGCATCCAAGCATTTCAGCATCATTGTGGACTGTTTAAAGGCTCATGGTGCGCTTGGTAAAGATGGCATAGCCACACATACCAACTTAGACAGAAATCAAGTCTCACGCCGTTTAAACGAACTGGAGAAGATGAATCTGATTCAGTTGACAGGCAGGACTGTAAAGTCTTCATCGGGGCGCAATGAGCGTGAATGGAGGGCAGTCTAATGTGGGATGTACTCGTGACTTTTATGCTGATGATGTTTGGCGCATTTGTCGTGATTGCCTTTGGTGCAATCCTCATTGGTGCGCTTTATTTCCTACAAAACGAGGCTGACAATGACTGAAGAAGATGAAGCATTCAACGATATTGAACGACAAGCCAAGCAACGCCAAGAGTCTGTCAAAGCAAACTTCCTAAGACCCAAGTCGGCACAGGAGTTCTATGACGAACTACGCAATGGCGTTATTGATGAAGTTGTTAGAGAGGTTAGGAGATTAACTTCCTTTGGCAAAGATACCATTGACAGTTTGGCTGTTTACATTGAGGGAATGAAGAAGTGACACAAGATGAAATCATTGAGATGGCTAGACAAGCTAGTGTTTGGACAGAAGCGGACTGGGTGTTTGCTGATATTTTGAATCCAAAGATTGAATCCTTTGCCAAATTGGTGGCCGCCAAAGAACGTGAATCCATCATACAAATCATTAAAGCCATGCCATTCAGTAATTGGTTTCAATTTGATGTGATTGAAGCCATCAGAGCAAGGGGACAAGCATGACACAAGATGAAATTATGGGTATGGCCAAAAAGGTTGGCTTTCCAATACGGCATCCTGATTGGCAAAAAGCCGCAGAAGAATTTGCCGCATTGGTGGAAGAGAAAGCAACAGAGAAATCCAACGCAAGAGCCAATAGTTCTTGGACATTGATGTGCGAAAAGATGGTTGTGCTTGAACGTGAAGCCTGTGCAAAGGTGGCTGATGGATTTATTGGTGGCGATGTGATTGCTGAACGCATCAGAGCAAGGGGACAGGCATGAGCAACGTCATTCTATTCAACGGCATTACCAAACTTGACCTCGACCCCGACATGGTGCTTGAAAACACCAAGGGAAAACTGGAGGGTGTAATCCTGATCGGTTACGACAAGGAAGGTGAAGAGTATTTTGCCTCGACCTACGCCGATGGCGGGGATGTTCTGTGGTTACTTGAGCGCATGAAACTTCGCTTGCTGAACGTGGGGGAAAAGGAATGATTGAAGTATTGAAACAGATGTATCAACTATTGTTGACTGAGCCTCATGCGCCAGCAGTATGTGACCAGCTTGAAGTTATTTTGCGTAAAGCCATTGCAGAGTTGGAAAGCCAAGAGCCTTGCGGTTGGCAGTTTTACCAAGATGGTAAGTGGCACAACGGCATGGAAACAAACAACCATAGAGCAAATACAGAATCTGCTGGAATACCTGTGCGTGACGTTTACTCCGCACCACAACTCACAGAGCAAAACTTTTGCTCACGATGCGGCAAACGCACAGCAGACCTGACCACTATTCACACTTGCACACCACCACAGGATTAACACATGACACAAGCAGAAAAAGTATTTGAAGCAATGATGCGAGCCAAAGGGCATACAGATTTCAGTACAACAAAAGGTAGATATAACATTCCTGCCCTGCAAACCCGATGGAACTACTTTTTGATGGGATGGGAAATGAGAGGTGTGTTATGACATTTAGACAGTCAACAATCAAGTACGTCAAAGACATAATGAGAGCAAGAACTATCTATGAGGTAATTGCCAAAGAACTGCAAGAGGCGCATCTACGCAAATTAGAGGCAGAAACTGCCGCCGAATATGCTCGTGCCGCCATTCAGTACAACGATGCAAGAATTGCTAGACTTCAGAAACGACTTTTAGAACATACCCAAGAGGGCGATTACACATGAACAAACCCAAAACAGCCTTTGATTGGAAAGGCGAGCCAAGTATTTGGACAACCGATAAGAAGCTAAAGCAAATAACAGCGGGTCATATCCTTGGTAAAAACGCAAGAGAACGCATTGCCATGACAGAAAAGAAAGAGTTCCTGATCTATTCAAGGGCTAAATTAAAGAATGATTCGTAAGATAAGAACCTTTTACGGCAGACGCAATGGTCAGCATGGGAATAAAGTAACCACCATTGACCGAGGTGAAGCATGGCTATGTGAGAAGTGCGGGGAGGTGATCTTCTTTGAACACCTTGTCCCCAAACACTTCTGCAAGCGGCTAATTAAGCCTGTAGTCCTTGGAGATACTGGGTCTTCCCTGCCACCTTGACAGCAGTCAATTCCTGCTTCTTGAGGTTATTGGGGTCATACGACACATGAACCCAACCAGAGTCGGGTATACCCTGTGTGTAGAATTCCAAGATTAATTGTGTATAGTCCAAATTGTCCATAATCCATTGGGCGAGATCAGCATTGGCAACGCCAGCAATCTCAATGTCTGCCGCCATACCTTTGCAGTGGTCTGAGGTCTTAGAACCACCAACAGCGGCATTGGACTCAGGGCTACGATAGGCAGAATTCACAGTCACAGACTTACCAAAATGCTCACGAACAGGCTGAAGCACCTTGTCGCACAAAGTCTTAAGGTTGTCAATGGCTTCTTCATCAGGTGTGTTGTCGATACCAAGACGGGTAGCGGTGTCAGATTTCGTTAGTTCTTTCAAAGAAAAATTGGCAGATAAGTTCATTTATTTAACCTTTCGTTGTAAAAATTGATGGATTATGGGTGGAAGCTGTCACAAATGAGAGATAGGATTTTACTTGGCAATAGTGCCATAACCAAGGGGAATATCATGTACAAGATTGAGATTAACATTGCAGAGTGGGAATTTGGAGATGACTCAGTAACTATTGAGACAGATGATTTTGACAAGATTGCAATCATCCAAGAATTCATCGAGTTCCAGCAATTGCATGGCTGGTGCGTTGATTATGACGTTACCGAAGAATTTGCTGACAACCAGTCCGAAGAAGAAGTCAGCGAAGACGAAGTTGACGAAGACGAAACCTATGAAGACGAAGAATCCGAAGAATACGAAATCGGAGAGATCGTAGAAGACGAAGATGGCTTAGTCTGGGTTCGTGTGTCATAATTCAGGTGCAGTTGTTACTTGCAGGGGGGTCTTAGGACTCCCCTTTTTTTATTCAATATCGTGATCTGCTTCTATGTCCCTAGCTAACTGTCGCCAATCAAGACTACGGCGGTAAAGCGTGTATATACGCTCTTCAGTTAAAGGTTCAGATCGGCGGTTGAGCCTGTCATTTGCTTGTGCCAAAGCAAGTTGCGTTTCATGCAATATATTATGCAGTTCTTTGATTTCTGATCTGAGATAAGCTACAAGGTCATACGTCATATACCTTACCCCTAAACTCAACTTGACCTTCAGCCCATTTATGGACTAACTCAGGCCAAAGCAATTTCCCATTATGAAATGTCAGTACAGCAAACCCTGACCTCCAGTTAGTAGGAGAGTCTTCAAGATAGTTTACAAACTGCGCCCCATCAATATCTGCCAATGTGCCTGTATCCACGCCAAACCTGTTTCCTTGGTAGTCAGCATACGGGGTCACTTTAAGGCTGTGTAGATGCCCTGTAACGATGCTTACGCCAGCATTGACTGTATTATTGTGTGTAGCGTGTATACCGCCCTTCCAGCGATGTTTAACCACTACATTCTCTGTAGGCCAGCAAGACCAGCATGGATGCCATGCAGGGAAATGATCTTTCAGGGAAAAGCCCTTAACTTGCTCATATTGAGGCGCATTGGCGGCTAGGCGGTTCTCAAACCTAGCATCATGGTTACCAAGTGTCCACACTAGGTTTACATTATGTCTTGCTTTCTTGGCGGCTTCCTCTATCTCGCCCATTGCCAGTTCACAGGCCTTCAACTCTTGTATAACACTTGGCGTTGAGTCCCATCCAATGCGAGGATAGCGAGAGATACTAGCGCCATCAAATATATCTCCATTGGCAATGACAGCCTTGGGCTGAAACTCCTTAATCGCCCAAAGAAGACCCTTGTACGCTGTTGTATGGATGCTAGGCCAGAAGTGAGCATCACTAAACACCAAAACAATGCCATTCTCAATCCCCAATTGTTTGCGAACTGAATTTTCTTTGATGGTTTGATGCTTACTATTCTTTGACTTGAGTGATTCGCCGTACTTAACTTCTAAGTTGTTTTTGCGCCTAATGATATTACGCATATCCATGCCAACAGCTTTGGCAAAGGCACTGGCAGATTCATAAGTTTTCCAAAGTTCAATGAACTCTTGATCGCTGTAAACAGTTTTACCCATGACAACTCCAGTAAAGTTGTCTGAAATTAAACTAAATCAATGACAACAGCGTGAATCTTAACGTGATTTGTTCAAAGTTTGGTAAACATTGTTGTTATAATAGCGCAGAGAACAGGGATTGCAGTCCCTGCCTCCACTTTCCAAACCATTGTCAAGAAAGGACAACAGCATGAACAAAGACGATTTTAAACACATTAATTACAACCCTGATACAGGTTTGTTTTTCTCCATCACAAATATTGAAACGCCAATTGGCACAATCAATAAAAGTGGATATGTTATTTTTAGGGTAAATGGGAAATTACTATATGCCCATAGAGTTGCGTTTTTTCTTATGCATGGTTTTTTACCAAAAATGGTAGACCATATCAATAGGAATCGATCTGATAATAGATTAGCAAATTTGCGTGAAGCTGATGCAAAATTGAACTCAGAAAACTCCAAAGGTTATGGAGTTACCAAGCCAAAACATACGAAAAAATGGGCTTCTTCTATAACGAATAATAGGAAGCGTATTCACTTAGGGTATTTTGATACTGCCGAAGAAGCAAACAAAGCCTACCTCTTAGCAAAACAAAAATACCATCCTAACGCTCAACCTGAATCAGCGATTTCCTAACTGATTCATAAGCATCAATACAAGCATTCAGTTGTCTGATGGCTTTGTCTCCATCGTCTGTGATGGCGACAAGAGATTTAGCAACCTCTCTGTCAAGTTCGGCTGTTGCTTGAACGCTATCTCCGCTGGCAACGGGGGTATCTGTGGGGGCGTGTACGGGGCAGTCGGGGGCTTTGACAGGAATCCGCAACTTGAGAGCGCCAGAGTCAATGTCAAAGTTGCGCTTTTGTTGAGCAAGTTTCGCATCTAGATTTGCTTTCTGAAGTTTTGTAGATTGAGTCTGAACAGCGGCTATGAGGGCTTTTTCCTTCTCCCTAGCTTGGGCATTCAGGGCGGCAATCTCAAGTTGTTGACGAGTAACCTCATCATTTGACCCCTTGAGATAACCACCACCGAAAGAACTAACTACCGCCATCAGGATGCCTAGAAGCACCCAAGGATTAAACAGGCTCATGGTGCGGGTGGGTCATTGTCAGTTGCTTCAGCCTTGGCACTGGCATTGGCAATAGCCTTAACACCAGAACGACCAGCAACACCACCAAGCACACCAGTGATAAACACCATGATGGTGCTGATCTGTTGGGTGTAAACCTTGTCGATTGCCGCCATACTGCCATTCATAGGCTGTGTGACAAAAGAAACTGAGTACAGGAACATACCCATAGAAGCCAACAGAATGGTCACCAAGACCACAATGACAAATGCCCATACCCTGACTTCAATCTCGTCAGCAGTCAGGCGATTATTAGGTTTATATCCAATGGTAGGCATCACTTTTTCTCCTTTTCTGGGGTTACTAGAAACTCAGGGCAAGTACCAGCGGCGGTACAGATTGGCGGCTTGCATTCAGCGTTTTGCCAATTCTGGGGGTCTTGGCAAGGATACCGATAGCGGTCATCACAACCAACTAACAGTACCAGTAAAACTGATAAACCCCAAATACAGTAAATATTCATTTCTGCTTCTCTCTTTCTTTCTGTTCAACTTGTCTTCTGAGTTTCTCGACCTTCTCTACTTGCTGTTTGGCTTCATGCTTGGTTTGCAGTACATCCATGTACAACATACCCAAAATAGGCAACAGCAATATGACAAGAACACAAGCGGCAATCCATCCCATTACGCTCTCCCAATCCTGCTTACCATACCTATCATTAACCAAAGATATAGGAGGAACAGGAAAGCTACCAACAGGTATGCTTGTTTTTCTGCTAGGAGTCGCTCCCTTTCCTTTCGTAGCCATGCTTCTGCATCCCGCTTCTTCCTTGCCTTTTCTTGCTCTCCAGCAATGATGTCTCTCATGCTGAACACTTCAGAATACAAAGCACCCATCTCAGGGGGCGACTGATAGACCATGCACTCTCGTATCTGAACTACCAATCTCTCCATCTCTTGTTGCGCCAAAACCCTGTTTAGGGCTTCTTCCATCAAGTTCACATCATCAGAAAAAACAACAGTCCTAGCCTTCTCCTCTGACTCCCTGATGTGCGCTTCTAACTGCTCCTGTAGCTTGAAAAACTCAGTTAGGTTCTTAACTATCTCAGCTTTGACTTGAGTTTCGTCAACAGCAACAAAATCAGATTTTTTAGGCTTCCCAGCAGGCTTTGCAACTTGAGGTTTAGGTTTATTGCCAAAGAATCCAAGAAGCGTACCCCAGATTCCTTTAACCTCTTTGCCAATGGCAACAACTTCATTAGCAGTGTTCCTGATTTCAACAAAAGACTCTTTAGCTTGCTTGTAAAGGTCACAGCCAGCTTGGATGTTTTTAACCAAGCCAGCCGCAAGAAGACAAATAGAGATTGGGTCAATGTGTTACTCCAAATCTGTTGGGAATCTTAATTGTGGAGGCATACGTTCAGATTTGTTGTACTCAAAGATAGCACTTGGGGCTAATACAGCGCCAGCTTGAGGAGAAACGCCTGTCAACATTCCTCCAGCTTTCCTCATCAGATCAGGTCTTGAGCGCAACAACGCATCCAATGCCTTTTGACCAGCAGGGCTATACATGGTTGGAACTGTTGCCGCCAGAGGGATTCCAATTTGAGGTTGAGAAAGCATACCCAATCCACCAAGAGTAGATGCGGCAACTCGACCCTCTAATGTGGCTCTTGACTGATCTCCAAGTACATCAACTGCGGCATCTGATATTTCTTGACTCTTGGCGCTTCCTTTTGCAAATGCAGATTTGCGTCTTGTCATATCAGCCTGCCTGACAGCAGTAGAAAATTGCTTTGGTGTAAACACACCACTTGGAGCGCCAGAATTGGCGGCGGCAATGTTGATTACAGATAAGTCGGCATAAGCACTGTCAATCCTACGTAATTTTGGCGTTTGCTTTGGGTTTTGAAAGTACAGTTCTTTTTTCATTACACCCAAAACATCGCTAAGTGCCTGACCAACATCTCTTTCTGACGCAGTGGAACTATTCATATAGTTACTTGCTTTTTTACGCAAGTCTGACTCAATGCCTTTAAATGTTTGACCATCTATCTTTTGACCAGAAAACTTCCCTAAAACTATGTCGTTTAGTGTTTGAGCAACCTCTTGTCTCTGGTTTGGAGATAAATTTGTCTTCTTGCTCAAAGCAGAAAGGATATTGCTTGTGGTGGCAAAATCCAAGTCAAATGACATTTTTGACAAAACGTCATCGTATTGATTTGAAACTTGTTCTGATGCGTACTTGATTGCATCTCTGCCAATTACATCTTCAGGCAATTTATCTTTGACTTTATCTAACGCCTTGTTAATCACGCCTTTATTAAAGTCAAACAAAACACGCTGTCTTGCGTTTTCTATACTAGAGCCGATCAAAGGTAGATTCTGTGCAAATTCTTCTATTGACTTGAATTGACCACCCAAGGTTTGCCCTGTTGTTGGCGTGATACCTAAATCACGCATTGTTTGCTCGGCTTTAGAGATAAGAGGATTCAATACTCGACCAGCACCAGCAACAATCCTTTCACCAAGTGGCGCAGTAACAGCACTAACTCCTACTTGCTCTGCTTTTTGTGGCAAGAACTCACCCTCACCTGTAACAGGTTGCATTACTCCACTGGTAATGCCTCCCGCTACAGCTTGAGCCGTTTTTCCATAGCCAGCACCTCTGGCTAATTGAGCCGCCCTAGTAGCAGGAACAATACTCGCAGGATTTATGACGTTTCCAGCTAATCTTGAAAAATCAAATCCAGTCTCACCACGAGCCTGACGCTGTTGCTGATAAGCCTGTTCTTCAGCACGAGCAAGTTCATCCATGCGCTGTGCCTCGCTTGTAAAGAACTCACTTACAGGGTTTTGATAAGCGCCAAATCCAGATGTTGCTCCAGCCAATGCACGAGGCAAAAGTTGAGCGCCTCCAGTAATAGGGTCTTTTAAACCCATTAAAAACCCTGAAGATGGTGGAGTTACTTGAGGTTCACCAGATATAGCTTGAGCAATCTGCTCATCAGTCATACCATCTGGAAACTCAATTACATCATTACCTACTTGAACATAGCTTGGCATCTTATTCTCCAGAGATGGATTCAACTTTTTTGGTCTGTGGGTTATACCGCTTAGTTGGTTTTGGTTGAGATGGTATTGATTGGATTGGCTGTAAAGGTAAAGCCTCTCCAGTTTTCCCTGACTCTGCTTGTTTTTGCAAGCGAGCAATATTGTTGGCAATTTTCTTTTCAGCACTTGCCAAAATACGCCTCATGGATTCTGGTTCTAAGCGTTGATCGCCAGCAACAACTTTTTGCAGATATTTCAACTCCTCATTAGAGTCATTACCACCAAATTGTTGCAATCTTGGAATAACAATTTCGCCAATATTTGCCAAGAAAACTTCTGTGTTTTGAACTTTCTTGGGGTCGCCAATACCAGTGAATTTTGCAATAAAGCCTTTTTCAGGGCCATATGCTCCAGCATAGATTCCCTTGTCAATCAATTTCAAAGCATCACCAACACCAGTTTTTAAAGAGTATTGACTTTCAATATTTGCAACATTTTCTCCAATGACTTTTCCAGCCGCTTTAGCCGCCGCCCCAGTATCAACAGATATGCCACCAACAAATACATTTCCTTTGCCTTGAGCCGCACCTTTAGTTTCTTGATTTATGTAATCAAGCATTCGTCTTTGGAATGGCTCAGTATCTGGCGTTAAGCCAGCTTCAATAAGTTTTCTAGCAAAGTCAGAATACTTTTCTGGCTTCTCGCCTTGATAAATGGGTTGTCCAGTTGTTTTTGACACCAATGCGTTTCCAACAACAACAACATCATCCTTTGTTTTCTCAAGCAAAACTAAATCAGCAACATTTTGAGATTCTTGGTATTTAGCCAAACTTTCAGGAGTGTATTTTCCAGAACGGATGATCTGTTGGAATGGGTCAGCACCTTGTCGCTCTCTAGTTCTTTGCTGAATAAGAGCATATTCACTCATGGCTTTTCTACCAGCATCAGCAACAGCTATAGCAAACTGTTGGTCACCAGATTGAGCCGCTATCTCAGCAATCTTCATATAAGAATTAGGGTCATTTGGATTTAGTTGACTAGCCAACTGTTGACGCTGAGAGATCATCTTCAACTGTGGGTCTTCACCGCCCAATGCACCACCAATAGCACCACCTAGCTTTTGACCAGCAAGGAAAGTCCCATAATTAGCACGAGCCATTGGGTCAAGATTTGCATACTGAATAGCTTGAGCCTGTTGTGCTTGCTGTTGAGCAAGTTGGTACTGTTCAGGAGTAGTAAATAAACCAAGAATTTCTGAGGTTGCCATGATTACTCCTTAAATTTGTTGTCCATCATAGGAAAAAGTAGATGGCTGTCTATAGTATTGACCTTGAGCCGCCAACATATCATTTTGTGCTCCTGTCATTCCACTTTGAGTTTGACCACCTCCAAATAAGTTTTCAAATCCAGTTTGCAGTCTTGGGTTGCTACCAAGTCCCTGTAACAAACCAGCTAAAGGACTATATCCTTGTCCAGCTTGTTGAGTCTTAGCGGCACTCATACCACCAGTTAACAATGATTGACCAACATTACCACCATAAGCCGCCGCTTGACCACCCAAACCAGCACCCAATGTCAAAGGAGATTGACCCAACTTTTCAAGTGATTCACTAGTGCTTAAATAGGTTGTAAATGGACTCAATGCGCCAGTTTGACCAGTTTGGTATTGATTCAACAAATTAGAACCAGTTTCAAACAATCCAGTACCAAACGCAATATCCTTTTGACCAGCTTGCTGTGCTTGTGCCGCTAATGTTGCATCCTGTTGAGCAATAGCGTTGTAGTAGGCTTCTAACTCAGGTGTAGTCGCACCCAATCCAGCCGCACCACTTGGGCGTGTACCTGTAGCACCTACAGATAAGCCACCACGACCTTGTTGGAATAACTGGTTCTGCAACTGAGCCATTTGACGCTCACGAATAGGTGCAAGCAAATCCTGTTGTTTAGCCATGTATTGAGCCGCAACTTGTTCAGGAGTCTGTGCAAGATACTGCTGACCCAAGCCAAACAAACCTGTAGCCGCAGTCTGCAATGGTGCATACTGTTGTCCAGCCTGTTCTGCTTGAGTTAAAGCACCACCAGTTAAACCCATCAAACGATCTTGATAGGCTTTGAGTTCGGGACTAACTGTATATCCAGCACCAGTTAAGTAGCCTTCAGGCGACATTTGAAAGTTGGAAGCGCCATAACGTGTAGTGATTCCAACAGGGCGAAATCTAGCCGCTTCAGCCGCTAACCTAGCCGCTTCACGTTGAGCCGCCGCAGATGTATTTGCCGCCGCCTCCATAGCGCCAGCTTGCTCTTGCGCCCCTAAAAATCCTAATACTGCACTAATAGGCATATCAATCCCCTTTAATCAAAATCTCATCCACTTTAGACGGGTCTTTCTCGTCTGTGGCATGAATGCAAAACCAAACACAATCAGTAATCGCCTTAACACCATGAATCAATCCCGCCTTAATCTCAAGGCAAGCAGGAGCATTCACAATGTCAATCTCATCACCACGCAATACAGCAACTTTACCCTCAGCTAATATAGACAAATGGCTAAAGGTATGCGTATGCTTCAAGATGGCAGTACCCGCAGGAAACCTAGCTTCCTTGGCATACAGTCCATCAGAAAAGTGGTGTGTAATATTAGAATAATTCATATTAGCGGAATATGGATACGTTAATGTAATTGGAGTCAGCCAAACCACCTGCACCACCTTGTGACCAAATACGAATACTTGAAGTCTGTGGTGTTGCTGTACCTGATGGTGGTTGAGTTAAAACTAGAGCCGCATTTCCTGAACCTAAACCAGCGGCTTGCCTTACAGAGCCAACAACACAATAATCTACATCTGGCATTGCAGTTGTAAATGTGATTGTGTAATCACCCGTAGCGTTTTTATATACTGTATCCACATTACCATCTCCACGAATAGTTTGGTTTGTAGATACAGTTCCTGTTCCATCAAAGGATACCCAAGCACGACATCCAAAAAGAGGTGCTGAACCAGATACAGTAGAAAATGGGGCAGAGTTAATGCTTGGCGTTGTTAATGTTGGACTGGTCAATGTTTTATTGGTTAAAGTCTGTGTATCAGATGTTCCAACTACAGTTCCGCTAGGAGGCGTCTTAGTAGCCCATGTATCAAGGTCAGCATCCCAAGCCTGAACATTCGTTCCAATTACCAAACCAAGGTTAGTTCTTGCATTAGCGGCAGTAGAAGCACCAGTGCCACCATCAGCAACAGCTAAATCCGTAATGCCTGTAATAGTACCCGCTGAAATAGTTGCAGTGCCTATTGTTGCCGTTGTAATTCCTGCTGTTGTAATTGTTGCTGTTGGGATGACTGCTGTTCCTGTAAAAGTAGGACTTGCTAGATCAGCTTTAGTAGCAATGGCGGTCTGAATATTATTGAACTCAGTATCAATCTCAGTACCCTTGACAATCTTTAAAGGATTACCAGAAGATAAAGAATCTTTAGTGGCAAAGTTAGTTGATTTTGTATAGTTTGACATGGTTACCCCTTTAACTCAGTTTGCCATTTTTGGCTTGAATTTCAATCTTTTGAATAGACAAGGCAGAACCATTGATGTCTGTCTCATATCCTGTTTGAACAACTTTACCACTTCCCGATGCAGAAACAGTTAAAGTTTGCAATGCAACACCATCAGAGTATTGTGCAATTACAGTGGCATTAGCCCCATACTCAGCAATCCCATAATATGACTCGCCTTGAGTTGGAATTAAATCATCAGCAGACAAATAATTTGTCTTGAAGTCAAATCCCCACTTAAAGCTAACAGTCTGGTTTGTACCGCCAATAACAACAATAGACAACTTCTTCAAAATAGAAGTTTGGTTCTGATTACCAAGGTCTGCATGGTTCGTGTAATACAACATACGATATGCAGATTGATAATCTTGATAGGTGTTATACAAACCAACATAACCATTCTTGCCAATGTACAAAGTACCATTTCGCCTAGATAAAAATGCTGTTGGAGTGATTGAATCCCAAGTTGTTGCTCTAGCCGCACCATCAGGCAAATAAGCCTTTGTATCAAAACAAAAAACAGCACCTATGGATGGTGTAGTCAACAAATAAAATGCTTCACGCTCAGAATAGACAGACTTAATGTTTGCCAATGTCTCACCAGCAACAACAGACATTAAGTCATTGCGAATATTCTTAGACAAGTCTCTCTCAGGAGCAGACTTCTCTTGAATCGTTCTCATCAAAGAACGAACACCAGAATTGGACAAGAAAAGCACATCAGTGCTAGTTGTCTGAATGCTGTCTCGTGCAATGCAACCAATACCTTCAACAGTGTCACTCAGTGTCATAGTTGATGGAGCAGTAGCGCCAGCATAAACCAATATCTGACGCTTTCCAAAGATAAACAAGAAACCATTGTGAGCCGCTAAACCAGTAATCTGGTCAGCACCATTAGGCCAAACATTGTTTACATTCAAGCTACCAGCAGTGCCTGTAGACCATACATGACCTGAAATTAAGTCGCTGAAATAAACAGTAGAGTTGTTGGTTGTTGTATCTGCCGCCCACAAACGACCAAATGCCGAAATACAAATGTTTGCATCAGGAACAGTAGCCGCATAACCCGTCTTTTCGCTAACTCTACGATATGTTGTTGTGCTAACAGCAGGGTCATAGATCAAAGCATTATGACCAGACTGAAAGAAGTAAGTAATGCCATTCAAAGATGCACATTGCCAATTACTTGCCGTAATGGTAGGCGCAGTACCACCCCCCCCATAGGTTAATTCAACAACAGCATTGCTTCCATCAAGTTTAAATAGCTTGTTGTTTCCAGCAAATAATACAGTCAAAGTGCCATCAGCTTGGACTAACTCATGTATAACTGTTACATCATTATCGCCAAGATTACCGCTAGATGAGTTAACCCTCGACCAACCTTTGCGTGAACCCATGCGACCATACTGGTCAATAATGCAGTTTGTTGCAACCAAAGCAAATCCAGCCGCAAGATCAAGAGGCGAGTCTTGCGTATTCAGCCCATAAAGTGCTGGCGCTGAAATGCTATAGGTTTGTATTTGTTGGCTCATACTGCCACAAACTCCTGATTCTCAGGATAACGAGTGCCTTCTAAAGCAATGTAGTCAGACAACATGGATTTATACAACTGGTACGCTTCAGAAGAAGACAAACCACCATCTTCACCACGCTCTACCAATGCCCTAGCATAAGCATTCTGAACCACTAAAACATCAGGAACAGCAACAACTGTTGCATCTGATGACAATGTGGCTTGTGGCACTGCAAGGCTAAAAGGAATGCTATACACACCATCAGGGCGTGGATACAAAGTTACCTTAGTGTCATAGCTACCATTTACGCCATCAAAACAAAATTCTGATGGGATGCCACTTACAGGAGTAGAGAAATTCTGCTTGCGATTCATTGAAGCAAAATCGATATTCTTCATGCCAATGTTGCTTGTGGCATTGATAACATCAATGACTTGGAACTTTTGACCAGCCCCTGTCAAAGCATAAGAGTATGTGCCAGCAGTAGTAGACAGGGTAATAGTCGTGCCTAGAACATTCCAAGCATAAGCATCTTCAATTTGACGCTTGGCATCATTGACAAACTTACCTATTAAAGTTGAATAAGTTGTTTCAGAAACAGTTGAGACTGTTGTCTCACGCAACCTAACTAATACGTCATTTACAAGTTCTAAATAGGTCATCTGCTTCCAGCCTTTGCTTTGTTCCTTGCGGATATAGCTTTAGCTTTTGTCTTTGCGTCTTCCTTGGAGTTTGCACCCCAAGCCTTCAACGAAAGAAGCAGTCTTGTTGGTTCACCATTCTTGTACTCTGCACCAGCCATGTTGCCCATGCGAGCCAAGAAACTTGCTCTGCGAGGATTGTCCCCCGACTTTACTGGAGGTTTCAGATTACCACCAGTTTCCGCATTATAAGATGATCTTCCCTTGGCATTCAAGCCGCCTTTTGGATTTTGACCAGCTTTTGTTTGCCAAGTTGGAGATTTCATCACTTCACCTTTTTAGGCTTCTTTGCGGTCTTTGCCGCCTGTTTAAACGCTTCAGCAGTAGGCGCACCCTTGCTACCTACCTTACGCATCTTCTCGCCAGACCCCGCCTTGATTCGGGCTTGTTTGGCATTGATATTGGCGTAGAGTCCTTGCTTCATTTCATCTTCTTCTTAGGCTTGGACATTCCTGCCTCAGACAAAGCAATCGCAACCGCCTGTTTTGGGTTCTTGACTACTTTGCCTCCCTTGCCTGAATGCAAAGTACCTTCCTTGAATTCACCCATGACTTTCTTGATTTTCTTCTGTGGTTTAGTCATCTTCATAGGGTTTCTCCTTAGTACATGATCTTGGCTGTAATCGTACCTGTGACAAAAACTGTGCAGTTTGCTCGCAAATACTTAGGAGCATTAGCAACAGTAATGATGCCGTTAGCAGTCAAAGCAGTTCCAATGGTTGCCCAATTAGTGCCATCAAGACTACCTTGCAAAGCAACAGTGGCTGATGTAATACCTGAAACTTGCAAGAATGCTGGCTGACCAGAGTCAACTTGAACAGCTTTAGATTCACCTGTAGCGCCAACTGCGTTCAGGAGTGTGATAGGAGTGGTTAAAGATGCCATTATTTACCTCTTGAAGATTTCTTCATCATGTTGGTAGCAGTCCTACTACCCTTCATAGGCAGACCCTTTGGTTTGCCAATAGCTACCATAACAGTCACGGGAATACCCTTTTTCTTTCCGTATTCTTTTGCTTCTTTTTCACCTTTTTCGGTGTATGGGAACTTCTTTTTTCCAACTGAAGGCATAGTATTTTCCTTATTTCCAGAGTCGATCAGCAATAAAGGTAATGAAACCGCCCATAAATGAAGCGATTGTCATACCCATCCAAAAACCACCTTTGCCTTTGTTGGCAAGTTCAAGCAATGTTTTTACATCGTTACTAAGTGAGTGGACTTCCTTTTGTAGAGCCTCGACTTGAGCCTCTAACTTACCAAAGTCTCTTGCGTCAACTTCAGACATTTGCTACCTTTCTGGGTCTTCCCATGCGCTTAATTGATGGAATGACAGGCGCAAATGCGGTATCTGTTCTAGTCTCTGATTCTACAGATTCTATGGTTACTTCTGGTTCGTCTACTCTAACATAACCCTGATGACCCTTCATAGAGTCAATGTCATGTTGGAGGGTAAAAGTCACTGTATTACCCGACTGAAGACAACGAAAAGTAGCCATAAAACCCTTTAAATGAGAAAGGGGGGACTAGCCCCCCTATCCTTACACCATGCGAGCGATAACGATACGCAAAGTAGCCGAATCGAGATTTACTGTTGCCTCTGATTCGTTCTGAATGCGGAATTTAACAGTATTGGCGGCACTGACATAGCCAGTAACAGTCAATCCAACTAAATCTACACCCAAAGATGCACCAATAACCATGTCACCCAAAGCGACACCAGCCACTGTTACATCATCTGTTTCACCAGCGCCGTTAACAAGTGAACCAGCGTCTAAGGTAGCTTTAACTACCCAAGTGTCGCTGAAAATGCCTCGGAACTGGTCATTACCACGGCGTGAAACTACTGCTGAAGCGGTTGCCATTTTTGATTTCTCCTAATTAGATTAAAAAAAGTCCCCCTACCCCTATCGCTAGAAGTAGGAGGGACAACTGCAATTAGCTAGGAACAACCAAAGCAAACATGGAAGAAGACTTAGCCGCACCAGTTGAAGCGGCACTACGCAAGGCGGCTACGCCATACAGAGTGTCACTTGTGAACAAGGTGGCAAGGTATTCTTGCTTGTATTGCACTTGTGAGCGAACACCAACTTGCTCAACCAGAACCATAGAGTCCTTGTGACCCATCAAGCACACACGAGCAATGGCAGAGCCAGATGCAGGGTATGTAGATGTAGCAGATGCAGAGTCAGCATTGCTGGAAGTGAACACAGGGATACCATACAGGTTACCGATTTCACCATTGCGGATGGCATCACCATTACCGACAAATGCTTGTTCGGTGTAGCGAGCCAGACCCATCAGGGTGTTGCGGCTTGAGGGAGGAATCAGGAAGAAACGATTGTCCATAGGAGTATCGTTGTCATCCAAACGCTGA